TCGTCGAATGGAGAGACGGTGGTTTTGTCGTGAACTTCGGAGACACGGATATTTTCGATCTGTCTGATTGTTTTGGCGATTCGTATCAAATGTGGGTTATAGGCAACATCCATGATAATGCGGACCTGATAAAAATAGACGAAATATGAAAAAGATGATGTTTAACGACCGTTACGGCCTGACACAGGCGGTTATCAGTGGTCGAAAGACGGTGACAAGGCGGATTGTTGATCCGCAGGGTAAGTACGAAGAACTACGGTGGTGGCAGCCATGTCTTGAGTTTGAAGAATGTATGTATGGCTATACCGAGAATGGAGGTTGGGAGGTAATTGAACCAAGATACAATGTTGGGGAGATCGTGGCCGTGGCGCAGTGTTATATGGACCTCGGTTATTCCGGCACTGCATTGGACAGAGACCCTAAAGACATAATGAATGTCCGAGGCACTTTGAAGCAGTCCGCCGGTTGGAACAATAAGATGTTCGTTCGGGCCGAGGCATGCAAGCACCAAATCCAGATTACCGACATTCGGATTGAGCGGTTACAGGATATTTCGGAGGAGGATTGCATGAAAGAGGGTATATATCGGGATTATGCCGACACCGAGTTCCCACCACGCGAATTTTATGACTATGATGGGAATAACGGCAATGGATTCAATACTCCCCGTGCTGCCTTCGCCTCGCTTATCAACAAGGTTTCCGGGAGAGGTACATGGGATCGGAATCCTTTTGTTTGGCGAATCGAGTTTGAACTGGTGAAGTGATGGAAACAGAATTCAAAGGCACTCCGGGGCCGTGGAAGGTAGGAGAATATCCGGATAACGATGTGGTTTTTGGTCCTGATAACAACGGTATTGCGTGGATTGAAGATACAACCGCATCAGGTGAAGAAGAAGCCAACACCCACCTGATCGCTGCCGCACCGGAAATGCTGGAAGCGTTGCGGGAAATTGTTCGCCAACATGATTTGGACGCAGATAACACTCTATTACCCCCTATTCCTAATAGATGGATGGATGCCATATCAAAGGCCGAGAAAGCAATCAATAAAGCATTGGGACGATGACGATTCTTGATAGAGAGATACAGCGTATATCCGCAGCCGTCGAACAGGCGACGGGCTTCGGATTGGAGGATATACGAGCTCGTAGCAGGATACTACCGGTAGTTCGGGCGCGGATCATTCTGTGCCGTGAGATTCACAAACGCGGCGCGTCGGCCCGAGAGATCGGGCAGGCAATTCACCGGGATCGTGGGAGTATTGGCTACCTGATTAATCGCTACCAAGCCGAATACGACACCTCCCCTATTTTCCGAGAGATGGCAATAAAAGTAAAGGATATTCTACAATGAGGCACAGGGAAAGCGACTTGCAAATAGCGTGCGTTCGGTGGTTTACTATGCAATATCCACAGTATCGAGGACTGCTGTTCGCAGTTCCGAACGGCGGCTCGCGGAACCGTATCGAGGCGGCGCGGATGAAAGCCGAAGGTACGGTTGCCGGGGTTAGCGATCTGATTCTACTGGTTCCGCGAGGTCATTTCGGGGCTCTCTGCATTGAATTAAAGACTGAGACGGGCAGATTGTCGCCGGCACAGAAAGAATGGCTGCAATGGGCCGAAATGAACGGAAACAAGTGTGTGGTAGTACGGCACATCGAGCAGTTTATCGAAGAGGTCAAGAATTATTTGGGTAGCAGTGACGTTGAATGACTATATATCGAAAAGATATGACCGGTGGCTTGATTACGCGGCCTATCATTGCCTTGCATCCGGACTGTCAATCGAACCGGCCGAAGTGCTTAACGATGTTCTCTGCAGCCTTCTTTCGCGATCTCCGCTGCGTTTAGAAATGCTGATGCAGTGTGCCCGCGACGGGTACACCGAGCTCGACTTCTTTGTCCTTTCAATTATTAAGCGTAACATCATATCCCCTCGTTCATCCTTTCGGTACAAACGAGGCCAACATTGCACGTATTCGGTTGACTGGTCAGAGGAGCATCCGGAACCGAGAGTCGATATTGACGATCTCAATCTTGACGAATGTTATCAAATTGTCATTGACACATTGGATGAACTTGAACTGCCCAAGCGCGACCGCATCATCTTTGAGTGGAAGTTCTTCGAGGGACGACCGTATTCTGAATGGCCCGGGCCGGAAAGCCAGAAATGTTTGTACAACAAGTTCGACAAAATTTTTTTTGCACTTTCTTCAAAAATCAGGGAAAAAATCGGGGAGTAATTCTATGTTACCACAAAAGAACATCATGGCCGAGATAAAAACAGACGGAAGAAACTATCGGATTCACGGAGAGAAAAACAAAGCTCTAATCAACAAGAGTTTGGCCGAATGCGGGGCCGGCCGGTCAATTTTGATTGACAAGGATGACGTAATCATTGCCGGTAACGGAGTATATGAACAGGCGCAAGCGCTCGGTCTGAAAGTCAGGGTAATTGAATCAGACGGTTCGGAATTGATTGCGGTAAAACGTACCGATCTTGCTACCGACGATGAGCGTCGCAAGGTGTTGGCTTTCGCCGACAATCAAACCTCGGACACCTCATTTTTTGATGTCAATTTGTTGCTGGACGATTTCAATACGGACGATCTCGCCGTATGGGAACTCGATACCGGTCTTTTTAGTGACGACGCCATTGATGACCTCGAAACAAATGCTTTTGCAGGAACAATAAAAGAAAATTCAGATGTCTTTACCGTCTCGTTTTCCTTTCCAAAAGAGAGACAGGAGCAAGTAGAAGGGTATATTAAAACCAACGGTAAAACAGGAATTGTAGATTTAATCCTCAATCTCGTATGCCAAAGTGTGGAAGCCAAATAACAATCTGCGACCTACCTATTCGGTTCGACACGTACCAAGGATGTACCCACATGTGCCAGTATTGTTTCGTGCAGATGAAGTACGACATTGCCAAGGTAGAAACCGGGGAGAGCTTACAAAGCCTTCAACGTTTCATCGGCGGACAGCGCCCCGGCAAAGTTAGCTGGTGTGATTGGGATATTCCGATTCATTGGGGCGGCGTTTCCGACCCTTTGCAACCCGCCGAGAAGATACACCGCCGCTCTTACGCGGCACTCAAGTTATTCGCCGAAACTGGCTACCCGTTCGTGATAAGCACGAAAGGAGCTTTGCTCGGAAAAGATGAATACCTTGATTTGCTGGGGCGTTGTAATTGCGTTGTGCAAGTGTCGCTCGTAAGCCCTCAGTTAGACAAGTTGGAAAAAGGTGCGCCGACGTTCGCCGACCGCCTTCGGATCATTGAAAAGGTTGCCCCGCGCGTGAAACGTCTTATTGTTCGGGTTCAGCCTTACATGGTGGAAGTGTTCGGGGATATTCTCAAACAGATTCCAACTTATCGTCAGATAGGCGTACACGGTCTCACGGTAGAGGGAATGAAGTACAAACGCAAGCGCCCGGGACTGGAAAAGATCGGCGGGGATTTTTGCTACCCGGTATCAGTTCTCAAACAGCATTTTGAAGTAATCCGGGACACTTGCCACAGTAACGGACTCAGGTTTTATGCCGCTGAAAACCGATTGCGTAAAATGGGCGATTCCCTTTGTTGCTGCGGTATTGACGGATTGGATGGATTCACTCCGAACACGTACAATCTGAATCACTATTTGCATGACCGGGAATCATTTGTTCCGACGCCGACCATGTCACAGCCCGGAAGTGCGGCATGCTTCACAGCCATTTGTCAGGATTCATGTAGTAGCAGTGCTCTGCGAAAACTCAGTTTGAAAGAAGCGATAGAAGCGGCTACGAGGGATCGGGGCATGATTTCACAATTATTGGAAAAATGATAATTTTAGCATCCTAACCAATTTTCTCGGATGCTATGAAAACGACACTCTGTATGATCTACAAGGAAGTAATAGAAAAGCGCCTCGCCCGGAAACGGGAACAACTCGTTACGTTGGAGAACATCATCAACAGCGAAGGTGTGCCAACCCCTATTGAGAAGCGAAAATTTATAGAAACCAAGGCAGTCGTAACCGAATTGGAGAATGTGCTTGATATCGCAGACACGATGTTTGAGCATGCCGACCCGAAAGACTGCATGAAAGAGTAAACCCACCCATGGCGAAGTACGGCGATAAAATAGTGAAACGCATCTGTGAGTTGATCCGCGCGGACAGCTACACGATCCCGGAGATTTGCCGTCAGGTAGGAATTTCCGAAGATACCTACCATACTTGGAAGAAGGAGAAGTCCGAGTTTTCCGAGGCCATTAAAAAGGCAGAGGACGATTTTTTGGATACGCTCCGCACTGAGGCTAAACGCTCTCTGATGAAGAAAGTGTGCGGATACGAGGCTCAGGAAACCCGTACCGTGTACGTCGATTCCGGAGAGGAAGAGAGAGATCCTGCCACCGGTAAGAAGCGGCAAAAGCCAAAAATAAAAGAGAAGATCGTCATAACGAAACATATTGCTCCGGACACTGCAGCCGTGATTTTCACGTTGACGAACCGTGATCCGAAACAATGGAAAAACCGTCAATCGCAGGAAGTCACAGGGAAAGACGGCAAAGACCTGCTGGCTGGGGCGAAGCTCATTGCCGGGATGGGTAAGGACGAGATTGCCGAGCTTCTGAGTGATGAGTGATGCAAAGTACATAGCTGCGGCGCAACAGGGCGCCCGGCAAAGTTTCCCGTTGTTTACGGCGATGATGAAGGGTAAAGATTTCTTTACCCCTTTTCATTTGGTGTACTACAAAATTCTGAATGCCTTTGCTCACAAGCGCATCAAGAAGTTGATAGTTTCCATTCCTCCCCAGCATGGTAAATCGGAGGGATCGACCCGGTTGCTCCCGGCCTATCTGTTCGGACTGTATCCGGACTTGAAAATAGCGATTGCCTCGTATTCGGACCGATTCGCCCGGAAATTCAATCGAGAGATTCAGCGGATTATCGACTCCGAAAGATACTATACGCTTTTCCCCGATACGCAACTCGCCGGTAGTCCGGTAGCCGATGATTCGAGCAGATGGGCGAGAACCGCAGGCGAGTTTGAGATAATAGGCTGCGAAGGGAAGCTTACGGCTGTGGGGCGAAGTGGTGGTCTGACCGGACAGACTGTCGATGTGCTTATTTTGGACGACCTGTACAAAAATGCGGCAGAGGCCAATTCTCCGCTCATTCGTGACGCGGTTTGGGAATGGTATACGTCTGTTGCGGAAACTCGTCTGCACAACGACTCGCAAGAACTGATCGTCTTCACGCGATGGCATGAGGACGACCTGGTCGGCCGGATCGAAGCCTCGGAAAAGGTGGTTAACCTGACATCGCTCAGGCAGCTATCGGGCTGTGATCCCGATGCGTGGCTGAAGGTCGATTTCGAGGCGATCAAAGAGGGGCCACGCACAGACCTCGATCCGCGCGAACTCGGGCAGCCATTATGGCCCGAGCGGCATAGTCTACAA